GAAATGTACTACCGGGGTCGGGATCGGCTTTACCCCCAAGACCTGACCCCGGCGATCAAAGCCAATGTTGCACGTACCCTTGTCGCAGTCAACGCTATGGTTGCCGCAATGGAACGGGATAAGGTGGAGATCGAGTGTCACCCCGTAACCAAGACCCCGGTGTCTTCTGGTTGGCGTCCGCCTGCTATCAACGCAGCCACCCCGAAAGCTGCTGTCCGTTCGAAGCACATGACGGGGGAAGCGCTTGATCTTTACGATCCTGACGGGGCGTTGGACGACTGGTGTTTGAAGAACCGTAAGCGCTTGCGGACTGAATTCGGCCTATACCTGGAGCATCCGTCTGCAACCAAAGGATGGTGTCACGTTCAGATCGTACCCCCCCGGAGTGGCAACACGGTATTTTACCCTTAAGGAGATATATCATGAGTCTCGCTGCGATTGATGGGATCGCCTCACTGGCTAGCAATGTGCTTGATCGCTTCTTCCCGAACAAGTCGGAGCAAGAGAAGCAGGAAATCACGATGGCCATGATGGTGATCCAGGGGCAAATTGAAACGAACAAGGTAGAAGCTGCGAACCCCAATATGTTCGTGGCTGGCTGGCGTCCGTTCATCGGCTGGGTCTGTGGTACCGGGTTCGCTGTGCAGTTCGTGATCGCCCCGATTGCGGAATGGCTGGCTGCCCTATCGGGTCATCCAGTGAAGTTCCCCGAACTCGACATGGAGACCTTGCTGACCTTGCTCGGCGGCATGTTGGGGCTGGGTGGTTTGCGCACCTTCGAGAAGTTGAAGGGAGCAAACCGCCGTCACTGAGACTTCTTGCGGTGCAGGATCACCGCTTGCTTCATGCACCCAGGACAACCTTCACAGGTAACCTCGCCCGCTTTCACGCGGGCTTTCCACTTTCTGATGGAACGGGTTTCCACCCCCAGGCGGAGGGCTATCATAGCGGTCCGGCGGAAGGCGTAGAAGAAAGCCCAGGGGCAGCAGTAGCCTAGCTCCTGGGTGATGAGGCGATGGACTAACCCCCGGGGTTTATTATTTTGATTTTCCCGGGTCATAGTAGGTTCTTCGCCTTGATGGTAAAGCCTCCCGTTGCCTTGGCCTGGAGTTCTACAAACCCGGCACGAATGATGCCGTTGAGTAGGCCCTCGAAGTCACGGAAGTCCGGGCATTGGGAGTACACCATGCGGTAAACGTGGTCATAGTCCACAGAACCCCGTTCCTGCACGTATCGGATAACCCGATCCATCATGGAGGCCTCTTCGCTCTCCCCCACGCGTTTGAACACGTTGTTGAGGTGGCCTTCCGCCGTGGTCAGCATTACGGACGCTGTCTCCATATCCTCCAGCTTAATGATGCGTTCATCACGGCGAGCCGCAGCGATAACCATAGCTGTCTTATGGAGGTGGGTTTGTTTCCGCGCGATGTACCCGTCGAAGTGATCGTCCTTAAGTGTGATTGGACGGTTGTTCCAGAGATCGTGGTAGAACACATGCCCCCACTCGCGGGCCTTGGGGTCAAGGGCGTAGGGTCCGACGAGGTTGGCTGAGATGTGGGCCAGGTCATGGATGAGGTGGTCCCGCAAGGCTTCCTCATCCCCAGGGGTAACCTCATCGAGGTAGGGGATGAAGCGCTCTTTCTTATCCGCGTAGATGAAGACACAGCGGGAGGTGAACCCGCCACCAATCGCGATTGCTGGTAAGTTCGTAGCAATCCACTGAGGGGTGGTGCAGCCGATGATGTTGATCCAGGGTGCCTGGACCATATTGTTACCCGAACCCTTCGTGCGTTTCTCATAGCTCTTTCTCCCGTCCCACAAGGTGATGAGAAGGTTAATCATTTCCTGGTTGCGGAAGTCGATTAGGTTACCGAGTTCCGAAGCGAGATACGTTACGGCTGACATAGGGTGCCACTCCGCGTTGTACTCGTACATCTCAAACGCAGCCTCGAAGGAAGCCGGAACCTCCTGCCAAGTTGCGTTGTCGGGTCCGAACTTAATTCCGGGGACTTCCTTCAACAGGTCCATCGCAATGTCGACTGTGGTGGACTTAGCCACGATGCCGGGTGGTGCTACGAAGACGATGTAGAAGGATGGGTACCACTTGAATTTGATCTGATCGAACCACACCTTACGGCGCAAAGCTCCCGCAATGGCGGAAACCCCCGACCAGAAGTGCATCTGTTTCGGGGATTCCGTAGTGGAAGCGTAAGTCACGAAGGCCTCTAACCAGTCCTCTAGTTTACGCGCCATTATCTTTCCTTAACTGCAGTGTCCCCACGAGCGTGTGGAGGTTTTGATCCCGACAGGAATGACCAGAGGGTCATCATACGGGATGGTTATGGTGGAGAGTTCCTTCATACGAGCCAACACCATGTCACGCTTATGCACAGGGTATTGGCCTGCGAGGGAGTCGTGGACTTGGAGGAGGACTTGGCACTCAGGGAGTTGCTCGTCGATGTTCACCCAGGCACGGTTGATTACGCAAGCAACAGTGGACTGTGGGGTCCATGCCAGGGCTTCGGGTAAGAGGCCATCCACTCGGTCGAAGTAGTAACGGCGGTAGCCGAACTTGTTCTCGACAAAGCGGTGCTTGCGGAGTTGGTTCTCCGTGCGGGTGTGCCATTGCTTGATACCAGGGTGAGCGCCCAGCCAGGAGTCAATGAAGTGTTGAGCTTCATGGACAGACCCGCCCAGGTGAGTGGCCAGGGTACGCGCTTGGCAAAAGTAGTTTACCGCATGGCAACCAGCTTTTGCAAGCTGCCGCCTTACTTCGGTGATGCTTGCACGACGCTCGGAGTAATTGGGATGAGACTCGATGAGTTCCTCCGGAGGGATACCCTTGATCCCGAAGATATCACATGCGTTGAACAAGTGCATGTCGATACCCTTACGCAGAACTTCCTTGAGGTCTGAGTCATCAGCCTCCCACACCACTACTTGTAAGTCAGCACGGTCCAAGTCCATGTCGAAGAACTCGAAGCCCTCATCCGGGATGAACAGGCTGCGTACGTTGGGGAGGGTTAGCTCATCGGGGTCCTTTGCCTTGGTACCCTTGGGGACGTTTTGTAAGTTCGTGCCGGAACCAAAGGCGTTCTCGCTTGAGGCGAGACGGTAGGTTTCAGTGCCTGCTACGTTGTAGGAGCAGCGCATACGACCATCCACATCCAGAGGGGCAAGGACGAACGTGGAGAGGAAGACGCCGAGGGAACGGTACTCCTTGATGGATTTGATCAGGGGGCGTAGGATGGGTTCACGATCACCCAGCTTGGTGAGGGCATCATCATCCAGGGTAGGGGACATGCGGTCCTTTGTCCGCTTGTAGATCTTCGGTTGACGCAGGTCGTCGAAGAACAACTGCTGCATCTGCTTGGGTGACTTTGGGTTGAGGGGATGGCCCAGCAAGTCGGAGAAGAAACGAGCACGCTTGGCAATCTCGATTTCGAGGGTGTTGGCAAAGCGCTTGCGCTCATTCGTGTCGATGCGGACGCCCCGCAGCATTGTGTTGACCACGGTCTTCAGGAAGCGTTGCTGGAAAGCTTCCACGTCGTCGAGCTTGAGGCTGGTGATGGCATCAGCTTCGACCTCACCAACCTCGCGTGTGCGGAAGCAGTCGATTGCGTTATACCGCCAGAGCTGGTCTTCATCCACACCCTTCACCCAGGTCTTGCCATCATCCTTCCAATACACGTAGTGGTCGCAGTAGAGGGAGGCCTGGTAGTCCAATGACTTGCGACGTCCAGCAAACAGTGTGTGCTGAGACAGCATGGTGTCTTGGTCACAGCGGGGGAGGAAATGCCAGTGACGATGGATGTACTGCATGTCGTAGGAAAAGTTCTGTCCCCGCACCCTGGCATTGCCGTGGGTTAAGATCAGATAGATCAAGTGGACGAGAACAGCTTCTTCTTCAAGGGACCAGTAGCCATCACGATTCTCCACGCACATCATGGGGATGCAGATGGCGCTGGTTGCAGACCATGACAAGCCGCAGCAGGCGATGTGGCCAGCCCGGGTTTCCAAGTCGCAGTCAATCCAGGTAACTTCCTCGGCGAGCAGGAGCAGGATGAGGTTGAGTGTAGATTGTGCAGCTTCGAAGGAAGGACGAATCAGGATGTTCCACTTTGGGGCTTGCGTATCTTCCGCCAGCCAGCGACGAGCACGACGCAGGTCCGTCACGACGTCAGCACGCCACTCCCAGTTGTACATCACCATGCGAGGGGACAGGGTTGGGAGGAGCTTCGCGCCAGAGTAGGGGAGCATGGAGCCCCGCCACTTGAGGGCGGAAGACTCGCCAGTCAGAGCCCAGCAAGCAAGGTTACCCATCGCGATGATGATCTTGGGTTTGATCAGCGCGATCTCTTTGAGGAGGGAATTGTAACCTGCGACAACAACGGGGTCAACGTACCTGCCATTAAGGGGGAGGAAGGTGGACTTGATATCCGTCTTCTTCAGGGGCATCCACTTCTCAAGCTCGTTGTATGGGGGGCGAGCATTAACGACGTTCGTGGTGTAGCATTCGGAGCGGTGGATGCCCGCTTCGAGAAGCATACGATCCAGTTCGCGCCCATCACTTCCGCTGAAGGGTTCTCTGGTCACCTCATCTTCGGGGGACCAGAATTCCCCCACGATCATGATGGAAGCAGACGTTGGGCCTGAACCCATTAAGACGTGGGGAATGTTCATTTCAGCAAACCTGCCTTTCGGAAGGCGATCAGGATGTAGGGGTCGGTATCAGGCTGCTTGGAGTACCACATGGCGTAACCCTTATCCACACGGGAGATTGGTTCGTCACGGTACTTACCAAAGGGCATGATGGTAGGGATGCGAGCGAGTTCACTCAGCTCCCACAGCTCCTGGATGTTCTTGACCTTCGTCTGCTCGATGATGTGGCGGAGGACAATCTGGTTAATGTGAACGTCAACGTGAGCGGAGTGAGCGCCACGCAGCATTTCGCGGGCACCCTCTTTATCGGAGGAGACGTAGTACAGAACAGCGGAGAGGCTGTGCGAATCCAGCTTGGGCCAGACGTAGCGAGCCAGGGCGAGGGTGCAGATGCGCTTGACAGGGGGTTCGCCCAAGACTTTCCAGTCGAAGTCAATGTTATGCCCGACCATGTAGGTCATGGCAGGCAGGTCCTTCCGTGCCTGGGTGTGTGGTGGGCAAGCCTCGAGTTCGTGCGTCAAGATATGGTGGGTGGCCATAGCGCCCCAGGCTATAGGCTTGCTGGGCTTGTAGCGCAAGGCAAAACCTTCGCCGAGTTCACAGGAGGGGGTGAGGGCATAACAGGCGAGTTCGATGCACTCACCGTCCTTCTTATCCGTGGTTTCGGTATCCACGAGGTAGGCTTCATGATTCATGACAACTCCTTCAGGCGTTCGAGGCACATTGCAAAGGCTGCGGGATCGGCTTCCACCCCAGTAGCTGCACACTGGAAGGCGTGGGCTGCTGGGAAGATCGGGCCAGAACCAGCACAGAAATCCAAGACCTGTTCGCCCGGGTTGACGGAGCGCTTGAGCAGGTCCTCGTACAGGGCGACGGGCTTCTGGGCCGGGTGATCCATCTGCGGGTCGGCGTTGGCCGTGATAACGTCGCCGTAGATCTTGGTCACTTTCTTATCCCCCTTCACAGCAAAGAGGATGATTTCGTACTTCCGTTGCGGGCCATGCTCAGGCCAAGGGGCACGGGAACCGCCGGGCTTGTACCAGATGAGGGGCGTGCGGAAGACCCGGAACCCTTCGTCTTCAAGCAGGAGTTTCAGCTCTGCGAAATTGCCCAGGTCACAGAAGAGGTAGACGTGCGCATCAGGCTTGGTGACACGATACAACTCCGGGATGGCGTTCTTCATCAGGAGAGCCCAGCTCTCATAGCTGTCGTCGTAGAAGTGCGCACCCTCTACTCGGCCATCACGACCGCCGAAGGTATCAGCCCCCATACCGTAGGGAGGGTCGCTCAAGACAACGTCAAACACCCCACTTGGGCAGTCGGCGAGGAACTCCAGGCAGTCCCCCTGTCGGGCGACGTGGTGGGATGCGTTGAAGGTTTCGCCCACACGCGCTGCGAGTTCCTCACGGCGTTCCTTCTTCTCCAGCTTCTCGATAACCTTCATCGCCTCTTTAGCTGTCTTAGCTTGGCGCACTTCGGGCTTGTCGAGGTGACGGGCAACCAGAACTTCCGTTCTGGCGGCGGAATACGCTGCGCCGAGTTGGGCGATTGGGGAGGTGAAGTCGCCCAGGACTTCCCGCGCGATCGTCTCCGCTGTTGGGGGAGGGGCGCCCTTAGTCTCCGCTTGGGCACGACGCAAACCCTCCAGGCGGGAGACTGCCTCCGCCCGTTCCTGCCAGGTGAGGTCCACCCGACGCAGGTTCTCGTCTAGTTCCGCTTCCTCCGCAGCCAGCGGGTCAAGCTCCGAGAGGAGTGTGTAGGGGATGCAGCCTTCGGGGACATCTTGTCCATCGTATCGGAGCCGCCCACCCAGTTCGTAAATATCAGCAACAGCCCTAAGACGACGCTCACCGGCAACAAGCACAAGATTATCATCAAGTACCCGAAACACCGGCGCCATAAGGAGACTGCGGCTTTGAATTGAATCCACAAGTTCATTGTGTCTCTCCAAGGGAAAGTCCTTCCGCTGCCGCCCCTCGGGGACGATGACGGAGGTGATTTTAGCATAGCGATACTGTGTCATTGGGGTGCCTTCACTTTCAGGGGGAGGTGGCGATCCAGCTGGTACTGGGCGATCATGTCAAGGTCGAGGCCCCGACGCTCCGCGAGGAGGGCGAGGAACTGCAACTCCTGTCCGATGTAGTGGACGAGTTGGGCGTTCGTGAGTTCCTCCGATTGGCTTGGAATCACCTTGTTGGTGAGCAGCTTCTTTTGGAATTCGTTAAAGCGCATGACGGGCTCCCAGTAAAAAAGGGGAGCCGTAGCCCCCCTCTGGTTGTTGTGGATTAGAACTTGGCGAGGCCGGCGATGCGGTCTTGGACTTCACCTTCGTACAGCTCGTGAGTGATCTGTACCTTCACAGCGCGACCAAAGGTTGCGGCGAAGGAGAAGGGGGAGCCTTCACGGTTCATATCCAGGGCTTCACGGAAGCGGCGCAGCGAACCGTTCTTGCCCGGTGCCATATCCAGGCCGCCGGAACTCGACACGTCCAGCATGATGGAGTATGTCTGGGTCACGGTGGCCGGCAGGGCAGCGGCGCCTTGCACTTCGGCAGGGATCTCGATCGTCACAGGGGTGTCATAACGCCAGCCCGACTTGGTTGGATCTTTCTTGCCGGTCCATGGCACGATCTTGCCTTCGCCCAGGATGGCGCTGTACTCACCCACGGGGAGAGGGTTGCGCTTCTTGGAAACTTCGTTGACTTCAGCGTGCAGGAAGGCATTTGGATCGAATTGAGACATGGTAAATTTCCTTTAAAAATGGAAGTTGAGTTAAGGTTTTTCCAGATTAACGCTCTGGAGGGCGTTAAAACGGTATGTCGGAGTCAGAACGGTGACCCGGTGGAGCCTTGTCGGTTGGGGTTCGTGCCGCAAAGCAATTAACCCAACCTTCCCAACCACTGCCCGACAGGGGAAGGGTGTCAATCTTCATACAGATATTGCCCCGAGCATCGGTGAAAAAGGTTCCGATCTTACGGTAAACGTTCTGCCCGTTAGCCTGCGGGATGCACGCACAAGCGTCACCGAGTTTTGTAAGACTCATACCTTCCCCCGAGAGGACCAGCGCTCCATGATCTGAGCGAAGTCCGGTGTGATCTTGGACTTGATTGGAAGGTTACGGGTCTTGGTATCCACGTTGCCTGCGGCAGTGTCCCAGAAGAACTTATCACCCTCGCGCACTGTGTAGATGACGTCGGAGAAGAGTTGAGGGATATCCCCGCTCATCGCCTTGCCCACAGCCTTCGTCATGAGCTTTACGCCACCCGTGATCTCATCCGTCTCACGACCAACGTGAGCGATCAAGACATAGGTGTAACGCGAACCCTGGGTGTGAAGGCGCAGGTAGTTCATCAGGTTGTTCTGCGCAACGCCATAGTCTGCGGGGGCCGCAGTTGGCTTGTTGCCGATAACCATCTTCATCACAGCGTTGGACAGCTCACTCAAGGAATCTTCGACGTAGATGCAGTCGCTCCCGAACTCGTCCACTGGTCCGAACTTCTGCCCGGTGCGATCATCAGGGAAGTCGGCACAGGCTGTCAGGATTTTGTGGAACGGGTTGTTCTTGGAGCGATCTGCATCTTGCAGTTTGGTGACCATTTCGTAAGAGAGGCGACCTACATCTTCCGCTGCACGCATGATTGACTTGAGTCCGAGGGGGCGGACCAGGGAATTGTGCCAGTGGAGGTTATCGGGGACTGGCAACCCCCGGTCAGTCCAATAACCGAGCAGGGATTCCAATCCGTTCTCGATGAAGTGGACGAACACCTTTTTGTTGTGCTTCTTCGCCCAATCGACCAGAGTGCCCAAGGCGTAGGTCTTGCCCGTGCCCGAGGCACCTTCGAGCATAACCTTCGGACCGACCAGGACGTTGGCTTGGGTGACCACCTCAGCGGTCGAGGGGATTGGCGCTGCGCTTGAACTCATTTTCGTATTCCTTTAAGGCCCACTGCATGTGGATGTTGAACTCGTGCTGCACTACCCCTTCGGGCAGGCTGTTTAGATGGGAGAGGGAGTAGTATTTCAGAACACTCCCTGGGATCAGATCGGTGAGGTGACCCTGGGGGCAACTGCCACACACCCCCATTTCACAGGACCACAGCATCGCCGGGGTTACCCGCACTTCTCCGTAGACGTGGCCACAGAAGAGGCAGTAGTATTTCCGACTGAACAGGTGTTCGTGTTCCCGTCTGATCGGGTCCCATTTGCGCGCTGCCGACTTAACGCCGAGGGACTGAGAAGGCTCGCCCTTTGGGTGGTAGATGTACTCGAGGGAAACCCGTTGTGGGGCTGGTTGTTGCATTGAAATCTCCGGTGTGCATCAGACACCCCTTTGAAGGCCCATTGCCGTGCTCGTTGGAGCCAAAGGGGTTCCATATCTTCCCGAGAAAAACCCGGACTCATTTAACCACCTGCTCTTCGCGGGCGATGGGGTTCCAGATACGGCGCTCGAAGTTTGTCTCCAGCCAGGGCTGAGGGTCCTTCGTGATGCAGATCTGGCGGAAGCCACAGCCCCCGTATTCGAGGCAAGAGGAGTCGAGGTTGTAGTCCCAATACCCTTGTTCCCAGCAGCGCTTCATGTCTTCAATATCGCGGCAGAGCTGTGTGTACCAGCGATCAATCATCCACTGGGGGCGATAAGTGATTGCCTCGGCGTTGTCATACTTCGTCTTGAGGATGGAGATACCTCGGACGAGGAAGCCGTTGAGCTTCATACCCGCACGACCTGCGGCCCAGCAATACCCGGTGAACTGGCTGCGCAAGTCCCACTGCTTCGACCATGAAGGTCCGAGGCTGGAGGTGGTCTTGTCGTCCTCGCCGAACAGACCGCCTGCATACTCCACCATCATATCCATGCGGCCAGTGTAGAGGATCGGGTTACCCGTCACAGGGTGGATCACATCGGTAGGCTCGGCGAAGGAGAATTCAATCGCCTTCCCGCCGGATGGGAGGGTTGCTGGGACAGCTGGGTCAGAGTCCAAGGGCCAGACGTGGAAGTAATACTCCAGGGCACCGGCCATGCGGGCGGCGCTCTTGGCGGAATCCATCGGGCACTCGAAGTCGCCGTAGAATTCCAGCAAGGCGCCGAGGCCCTTGGCCAATGCGGTATCTGCGTCATCGCCGTTGACGTAGTAGGCTTCGCGCACTGTTTCCAAACCCTTGGCGTAAGCCCCGCCTGCGTGGAGGTGGACTGAGGGGACCTTGGGCTTCCAGTGGTTGAGGTACTCAAGCTCGAACTTGCGACGGCAAGAACGGAAGGAGCCGATGATTGTGGAGTCAACAATCTCGGGGAAGGGTGGGCGATCACTCATGATCTGGCACCAGGGTGGTGTACTCGATCGCCAGGAGGTTGCTTCGGCGAGAGTTCAATTCGGTCTGGGCCTTGGTGTGTTTGGCGTCCAGTTCCTTCTGGGCATCGTCCAGCCCGGAGAGGGCAGCTTCACGCAAGCCCGTTGCCTCGGCGGTGATGGTGATCTCAGCCGTGCCGAGGAACACCCAGCCGACAGAGGCCATCCCGTCAGGGGATGCGTCGCTGAAGGTGACGTTGAAGTTTGTAACAGCTGCTTCCATCCCGTTTTTGATAACGGCTTCCAGGGAATGCTGGCACGTTGCGAACATGTTGCAGTGGATAACTTGGCTCATGGTTTTCCTCGTAGAGCGGTTAAGGTAACAAAGGGTTAGGAGAGGGATTCGATGCAGGGGACTGCGATCAACACCTGACCTTCGTGAAAGCGGAAGGTTTCTTTCGTCACACTCCCCTGGTCTTCCGGGAGAATCCCGCCGAAGTTGGGGTCTTCAAAACCCACCTCTACCTTGTCGGCAAAGTTCGACAGGAATTCTCGTAATTGTCCGACGTTCATTATAAACCTCCGAGTTCGCTGAGCAGATCATCTGCGTTGGGGATTTCGGCCACGGCCTTGGTCTTGCGGGACTTTTCACTCGCGACGGAGGCGCTGCGGCGATCGGAGCGAAGCAGGGCGATGCCTTGTTTCATATCCTCCTGGGTGAGTGTACCCGCAATTCCCTTGCGGCGCAGCTCATTGATCTGAGCGATCGTTTCGAGATTCATGCTTGACCTTTCAACGCCCGTTCAAGGGCTTGGATTGTCAACTTCGGTCCCCGGACGACGTGAACACCAACAGGGGTGTTTGCGATGTAAGGGGCGAGGTCGAGGAAACTCTGGTTGAAGAACTCCGCAGCCAGGCCGCAGAAGAATTGGGAGAAGGCTCCTTGGGGGATGCGTTCCAGCGCCTCGCTGAACAGGTGCTGCTCCACCTGATTGCGCAGGGTGATGGGGACTGCGATCTCCAAGGGCTTTGAGGGGGTGGTGTTACGTGGGCGTGGCATGATAATGGCCGGTTGTTAGGATTTTATTATCGCCGGGTGTTTGAATTTTGTCAACCAAGTGACGCAAAACTCTTTCCCTACAATAAAAAAGGGAGCCGAAGCTCCCTTTCCCGTAACCCCGTGGAGGGGGTTGATTAGCTTGCCAGCTCGTTGAACAGGTCGTCGCCGGACACGCCAGCTGCCTTGACGTCCTTTTCCGCTTGCAACTGGGCAATGCGTTGGCCGATCTTGGTGGCTGGGTTCTTGAACGAAGCGTACAGCTTGCTGCGTGTCAGGCCGGAGGCTGCGCCAGCTTCCAGCTTGCTTTCCAAGAAGGCCTTGACTTCTGCCACGGTCTTGCCGGATTCCATCACCAGGGCCTTGATGACCACGGATGCGCCGGAGAAAGAATCGCCGGATTGACGACCAGCTGCGTTCCACTCACCGCCAGCAATGCGATCGCCAACCTTTTCGATGGCCAGCAATGCGTCGTCCACATCCTTTTCCGAGGCTGCGGCATCGCCAATCTTTTGGCTCAGGCCGTGGCCGGCTGCTTGCAGCAACAGGGCGGTGGGGACAGTGTAGGTGCGGGTTTCACCGTTGCGGAAGTCGAAGCGAACTGCGACGGTGCCGGCGTCTTCGTCAACCAGGATATCCTTCTGGATTTGACGATTGCCAGGGAAATCGACGACGCGGCCATCAGTCAAAGTGACTGTGTGGTAAACCGTAGGGGCCTTTTTGGTCGATGTTTGAGCTTGTTCGGACATAGTAGACTTTCTAGTCTGCGGGATTTGAAAAGGGTTCCGCGTCACCCTCCCCCGGGTATCGGGGGGAAATTGAATTATGCGCCCCGCCTACACGGGTGTCAACCAAGAAATTGTAACAAACCTCAACCCTTTCGGAGCCCGTTTTCAGCGTAATCCCAGATGGAGTTCGGGGCGGTGGTTAATAGGGGAGGGGCTTGTCCTGCGGGCAGGACGCGGATTGTTTGCCGCTCGAGGCAGACTTTGTTGCGCACCTGGCTCATTTCCCGGAAGAACGGGGGGATGTGGAACTCTGCAAGCAGAGTCTGGATCTTGCCTGCAACGCTGCCCTTGGTGCGGTGTGGGAGGGCGTAGGAGCAGAGGCTCGGCCCGCCCAGAGGGTAGAGGTCGAGCAGCACACATTCTTCCCATTCATCCCAGGGGACAGGTGGTGTGCGGGAGAGGGATCGGGTCATGCTTCAGCCTCCAGACGGGCGGCCTCCGCCTGCCAGTATTCGGCACAGGCGCGGAGTTGTGAGTTGGCGTCACGGATATCCTCGAGGGAGGAGGCTTCCCCATCCAGTGTGCGTTGGATGGCGTGAAGGATGGAGAGGAGGTCCTCCGGATCTTCGAGGGTCAGGCCTTCGTTCGCCAGCCTAAAGGCTTCGATGATCTGCCCCTTTAGACGGTCGATGCTCGGGCAGGTGTAGCGTGGCATGGAGGGGGGACGGCTCATGGCTTTTCCTTTCGCATGGCTGCGCTTAGTGCGGCTTGCTCCTCATCGGCCGCGTCAACGTACTCAAAGTCATCACTCATCCAGGCGTAGGGGGACTCTGCCCCCTCCTGCACTGTGCCATCGGGCCACACGCGGTAGCGAGTCAGGGGGTCCACCTCCCCACGCACAAGGATGGCGGCGTCGATGGCTGCGCCTAGTGCCTGCTCAGTGAGTTTCGGGTCAATGATTAGCGCAAGCCCGGCTTCGTAGTTGTTACAGTCTGCCAGCCACCGATACCGCTGCGCATCCACCGCATCGCCAGCGCTCAGGGCTGCTTGGACTTGCCATGCGTCCCAGGCGCACTGCGTGTGATACGCCACGTAGTTCCCCGGCCACGCATAAGCTCCGTCGTCCGGCCACCGATCCATACAAAACTCAAATGGCGGCTTTGACATTTCGCGCTCAAACGCCTCGCGCACCTCCACTGGCGCGGCAGGTTTTGCAAACTGTCGCAGTGTTTTGATTGACGGTAAACGCATGCTCATGCTCCTGTATATTGTTTTAGTATGCGATACGCGCCAGAATAGCTTTTCCATGTTCGCAAATCACCCCCAGTTGTATGCAAATAGCCGTAGTCTGTGCCAACTATTGCAAACAAAATTTGTGATTCTGGCCCCCATGAAAACTGGGAAGCAGGGGCTCTAAACCGAATAATTGTTGGTTTTTTGTATTCTCGCGGGTGTATGTCAAACCATGCTGGGATTGTTTTTGCCATTTTGCGCCCCTTATTAGCTGAAATACTGCGCGACAATCGCGCGTTCGTGGTTGTCCACATACTTGACCAATGCGCCGGAAAACGCCTCGCGCAGCTTTTGGTTTTCAGTCATTTGCGAACCCCAATGTCTTCTTGAATGTTGAGAGAGCCAGAACAAGATCCCTGGCTTGCGAGTAGTCCAGGCAGACGTAATAGTCCTGCGTTGTTGATGATGTGGCCGGGAATCGGGCAATGAAGCCGTTTCCTGTTTCCGCAACGTCGCAGCCAACAGATCCGGGGAAGTTGTAACTCTTGCCTCGGATCACGGTGCTGTACATTCCCGCTTGCTTCACGGTGTCGATGTGTCCTTCTGTACAGATGTAGACCTGCTCAGTTGTCATGGGTTGCTCCGGTTGGGCGAGTTTCTTCCAGCATGTGAAGGTCAGAGTCCAACACTTCACACCAGACCACGCCGGGGCTCTCAACCTTTGCGAACTGGTGCCAGTAGCCGTTACCGCTAAAGTTCTTGCCCTTGTAGACCAGTCGCTCCGGCTGGTGCTTCCAGTTGTATTTGCCGCCGATCTTCATGAAAAACGGCAGCCCGGTGAATGGGCATACATCAGGGCACCACGGCTCCTGCGCTTGGGGCTGCTGTGACTGCTTCGCATAGTTGGCGCATCGCTGGTAAGCCATAGCAACATCATTCTGGATTGCCTTTGCGATGACGCCAGTTTCATAACCGCGGCCAGACAGAAAGAAGTTGGCTTTGTTTTCGTCCGTCTTCATGTCGCAAAACAACGGCCCTGCAATCGGCTGCTGTGCCTGGGGTGGTGCATATTTGACCGCAGCGGCTTGCCACGCGCCCCACGCATGCAGAGACGCAACCGTCGGGTGCCCGTTATGGTCTTCAAGCTCCCCGTCCCACCAAGCCTCAAAATCGGCGCGCAGCTTTTGGTTTTCAGTCATGGTGTTTACGTCCTCGCAGCCCAATGAACTGGCCGCGTTAAGTGGTGATTGATCCCGCCTTCGCTGATTGACGACTGCCACCACAACTGCTGGATGGCGTAGCGGTCGATATAGGCTTCAGCGAGTGAGGCCATCACACGCAGCCAAACCCTTGTCCGATGAAACGGTGGGTTTTCAGTCATGGGTTGCTCCGGTTGCGCTGATGTGGTTGCGGCATTGCTCAATGCCAATCTCAGCATCAAAGACCTGCGGGCTGATGTAAACCTGTGGCCCGTCTGGTCGGCCAGGTGCTGTTTTTCTCAGGCAGTTGTGACAAAGCGCGGCGACTCGCACGCCACTGCACCTCGCCACGTCATACGGCAGCTTTTGCTCATTGCTCATTTGTTGTCCTTTCTGGCTCGGATGGCGGAGGCACACCAATTTGCCTGAACATCTTCACCTTCATACTTAAGGTCGATTCGTTCGCACACCAACGCGCAAGCCTCTCTTTCCTCCGCCACGGCTTTCTGTACGGCGAGTTCGATCAGGCGTTTGAACTTGCTGATGTGTTCGATTGGTGTGTGCAAGGTGAAGCCCGCATCGACAGCCAGTTGAATAACGTCCTCACGCTTCATGGTTGCGCTCATTTGGTTGGCTCCTGGGATGTGCGAAGTGCTTGGCGTTCGCGTTGAAGCACATTGTTTGCAATCTGCTGCGCATCCCTGATGCAGTCATTTACCTGCTCGGTCATTCCGGCACCAAAGTCGTCACCATATTTGGCTCGCAACTTTTGCAGGAGGAAACCGGCTCCCATTGCGATGCCTTCAAGACGCTCGATGCGCTTGTTCATCTTTGCGATTTTCCCGGCCATCACTTGCCCCCCTTTGCGCGAAGGGCTGCGACGATGGATTGCACTTGCGCGAGGCTGTACAAAGGGAACCAGTTGCCACCATGGGGCCAAACATCAATCTTTGAGATTCCCTTTGCGGCGAACTTGTATCCCTCGGGGGTTCCTGCTGCCTTTTTGATGAGCTCATCCGTCAGCCCCACCTCTTGCGCAGGCGCGGGGGAAGCGGCGCGCGCGACCTTCCACCCTTGGTATGCAGCATGTGTTGTGAGGCTCTGATAGCCGCCACCTTGACTTCGTGTTAGGTCAAACTTGAGCAACCCGTATTCAGCTTTCATCGCACTTTTGAATGCCGCATGCTCATCACCTTGCGGCACAGCAGGCGCGTTGTTGTGTTCGACGTTGACGCCATCAAGGTACAGATTCTCGTCGGTAGTCGGCAGGTCGAGGGCTTGGCGGGCGATCTGTCCGATACGGTCCAGTGCAGCCGATGCGTCAACCGAGTGATTGGTTGTGTCGTCAATGTGGCTGATGGCCTGCAACGCCTCGCGCAGCTTTTGGGTTTCAGTCATGTGTTGCTCCGGTTGCTTGGGTGATGGCTTCGAGTGACATGCTTACGGCTGCATCAATCCTCAACTGCTGGGCAGCAATGGCAGCATCAAGTTCTTTTCCATACTTGCCTGCAAATCCAGCAGGTGTTTTGTGAATATCCATCCACATGCAAAGCGCCTTCAGCAGCTTTGGCGATGCAGCGATCAAGTTTTTGTTGGCCCTTCGTTCGTCCACCTCTTTGTCGTAGCGTTCATCCTGCCCTTGGAAGTGGGTAGGTTCATTGGTGTGGCAGATGTAGCCACCAACATCACGAACCCCACTATCAGTGGTCCACCAAGGCTCCGGCGTGTGCTTTTGCTCATTGCTCATGTGTTGTCCTTTCGCATGGCTGCGTCGATGTCAACAAGTGATGGAGGTAGGGGCTTCGTGATCGGGTAAAACATTGTTGGCTCAAGCGAGTCTCCGCTATCGTGATCCATCCAGTACGCATCAGCATCGGTCTGATCTATGTAGCGTCCATCCATGTCCCTGCGTTCTTCAAATTCAATCTCGACCCAGAATCCGCGACGCACGTCTCCATCAACCAAAAGCCAGCAATCTGAGCCATCCTTCGGCGCGGTCTCAATCGGTTGCCATCCAGCATCGCCAGCGATCAGGGCTGCCTCCGCCGGGCCGCCGCCGCTGCCTCCAGGGCCTACGTCTATCACAATCTTGCTTTCCGACCCCGCTTCTGGCGCAGGCACGGTCATGCTTGCAACGGCTTTGTCAGCGGCCTCCGCAAGACGCATAAGGTTTACCACTTGTCCACCCCAGCGTGCGCGGTCAAGTATCCCCGCAGCAGGCGCTGGGTCGGGGGTGGCGGCGAGCATGGCGCGATAAATGCTCGCCAACTCCGTGTCAGACATCACTGCCCGCAAGCCATTCCGTGTGAGGTTCTTCGCGTGGCAAATGGCTTCGATGATTTCTGGCGTAGGCTCCAGCGGCACCAGCTTCCCCCCTTGCAGCACGGGGGGCGCGTTGTTGTGTTCGTTGTTCATACTTTCTCTCCTTGGGTTAGGCGTTGCGCCAGTTTGTGGATGCGTGCATTAAACCACCTGCGGATTACATACCCCCGCACGATGCTGATGAGGGTAAACCAAGCCCCGATGTGGAGATTGGTCTGCAGGGGGACCGTTATGCCCACAAGCGGGAAGACGACCAGCTGGGAGGCCAAAGCCACACCGAAGCCGATCGCCGTGTTGATACTCGCTTCGGCGAGGGATTCAAGCCGAGATTGGTTCATGACTTCACCTTTCTTTTCATATCGCGCACCTCTTTTGGGATGATGTTGGATTGAAGGAGTGTTTCTTGGGAGGCGAAACGCTCCCCACAATGGGAGCAGACCTTGGTCCTCCAGGTGGTGTCCGGGGGACTAAAGGTCTCTCTGGTGTCGAGCCTCCCTTGGTTGCAAGATGGACACAGCATCACAGCACCTCTCGGAGGATCAGCCCAGCCACGAGGGTTAGCAGGGTGCCGGCGAGGAAGCAGACCACGGCGACGTTGCGGGTGGTACGCTCGGCTTCGCGCATAAGCACGTTGCGGCGGATGAGGGTTTCACTTTGCTCCTGTATGATGCGCTCATGGCGGCGCAGGAGTTTACGAAGGCCCGCAACTTCATGCTCGAGTTCATGGTTGCGGCGTTCAACTTCGGCGTTAATCATGGGGGTTCCTTTACAGCAAATCTGGGTTCAGGTTGGGGTTAGAAGTCATACATCAAGTGCAGGCCCGAAGTGTCCTTCGATGCCTTGGGGATAGGTGGGAGGATCGCAACGCGCCAGTGCTTGGTCACGCGGATTGAAGGGATGAGCATCGGTGTCAGGCCACGATCATAGCCGCTTATCAGGCCTACGGTGAGGCTCAGGCGAGTGGTGGAGAAGGTGTACCCCGCGTAGGATGAATCCTTGCGTTCGCTGTTCCGATAATGTCCTGCGGTCCACCCGTCGCACTGGGCGTAAGTCCCGCCATTCGTTTCGTTGTAACCCGCACTGCGATCCACATGATACGTTGCGAGGTGGAGGCCAAATGCACAAGCTGCGAGGGTGGACAACATGATCAGTCTTTCGGGTGGATTGTGACGCTGGAGATCTGCCCTTCAACATAGTGGAGGGTGAGATATCCTTGACAGGCGCGGTGGTTGCCGCATTCGCGCTTGGCCTCCGCCAGCGTGTCGTAGCGGGCGGTGCTTGTCCCCAGGGGGTAGAGTGCCTGGACGATCGTGCGGGTTTGGGCCTTCGTCACCAAGTTAAAGGCGGGGGTGTGTATCGGGACGTTGTTTGCTGCCATCGCGTAAGCAAGGCCGTTCAGGGTCCAGCGCACCTCCCCCGTGGCGCCTTCTACCGTGCCGCGTAGGGGATGCTGCCCCTCGCCCACCACCTGGGTGAGAGTCACCTCCAGCCCGTTGGCCGTGGTAAGGGGTTTGGTCAGGTCGATCATGCTCATGTTATCCCCCCTTCGTGCTTGGGGCGGTGTCTGTGGGCTCTACCTTAACCGAAATGCGCACACACTGCAATAGGTCAGCGCCTGTCCCCTCAAGAAGGGCGCGCTGGTTGGCCTTGAGTTCTTGCTTGCACTCCTTCATGGTGTGGTATTTGTTCACCAGCTCCGCTTCCCCGCCCGTGGGGGAGGATAGCTTCACGGCTAGAAGAAACGCGTAAGTGAGGGTAATCATTTTCTATCTCCAATCCAAGCCCACACAACAGGGGGGCGTCCTGATACGCCGGGCTTCACGCGATGCCCGACCTTTTCCACCAGACCTTCGGCTTCGAGATCCTCAAGAATCCCGCCGATGGTGTTTCGCCCTGAGGCGTCTGGATTCATTCCCAAGAGTTCACAAACCTCCCCCGCTGTCCGGGAGGCTCGGGTCAAGAGGAAGACGACACTCGCCATTCTCTTGCGGTAACCAGAGCGGCTGACCTTATAATCACGGGTTGTTTGAGGCATGGTGAACTCTTGGGGATGAACAGGGCCGAAGCCCTGGAGGGTGGTTAGCCTTGTCGGCTCTGGTGGGCCTGTTCCTGGGTCTTGAAGTATTGGATCATCAGGCTGAGCCAGATCCACCGACGCAGGTTGCCTAGGGCATCCAGCCTGATGAGGTCCGTTCGGGTTTGTGCCTGGCCGATGCGGATAATCTCCTGTTCCCCCGCGTCGAAGTGGAAGCCCGCACCGGAAGGGCTTACGTTGTCGAGCAGGAGGGCATCTTGCACCGCCTCCACGCATTGTGAGGACCTCACCCCGTAGCGGGCAGTGTGGCAGAGGAACTGCATCCCGATATAGCCTGCTTGGAGTTCTTCCACCAGGCGATCGCGGACCATGATAAGCAGTTCTGAGGTGGTATTATCCCAGGAGGTTTCCTTCGTCCCCAGCAATTCCCGGGCCATCAGCCGTTGCTGGCAGGCTTGCTCCTCTGGGGAGAGGTCTGACCAGGCTTTAGATACCGACATGATGCACCCCTGTGAGGATGAGGATTGCCACAGCCAAGAGGATGCGGACCAAGTGCCAAGGGATTGGGCGGTGAACCTCCCTTCCGTAGCCTTCCACCCAGTCAGCTTCCTCCATTGTGCGAGGGGCCTTGAAATGAGACTGTTTTAACATCACGAACCTTTCCCCCAAGGGGTGTTGAAGAACTTGAGCAAAACCCCCACACCGCACACTTGCTGAGGGGGGCTCGGGCTCAAGGCCCTCCTTTAATGCACGGGGCCTTCGGCGTTAATCGCCTTAACCAGTTCGGCCACACGGGAGTGTAGGGATTCGCGCAGCCTCTCGTTCTGGTTGCTTTCAGCCTCCAGGGCTGCGCCCATGCCTGCTATCAAGTTGGAGAGGAGGATCGCCAACTCTTCCGGGACGAGGCCCATCCCTATGCCCAGGCCGGCGTAGGCATAAAGCGCCTCGGTCTGGCGTCGGTGCGCATTGAGTTGGGCGAGGGTCTCCCCGGAGCCTTCCACCCCTGCGGCGTTGTCTTGCTCTACCGCCCGCAACATGGTTTCGTAATACACCCCGAGTTGTATCGTTGCCTGTTGTAACACTGCGGCGAGGATCTGCCCGGGCTTCACCCCGTGCTTGGCTGCCTCCCTTTCATCAAAGAGTTGGTTCGTGTCGCAGCATTTTTCCATGTTGATAATTGCCATGATGGTTCCTTAGTTCGTGAAGTGTGCGAGTTTTGCTGTTGCCGCCTGGGTAGTGGGTTCTTTCCAGTACGTCTTGACGGCCTCCGCCACCCCGAACCAGTCCACCAGGTCAAGCTGGGAATCCAGCAACTGTTGGGCGAGCTTATCCCCATGCGCTGGGCGGCATTGTGCCCGCAGGGAGGTTTCAAGTAGTTCCACAAAAGCCCCTGGGCTATGGCCGAGATTCTCCATCCCTTCGGCGAGCTTTCGCCACTCCCCCAGGATCTGCGGATTATCCCTCAGCCACTTCCAGACCAGGAACGATGCCCTTGTCCCCCAGCCTTCCGTCTCTGGCTTGGCCAGCGCGTCTTCCAATGTCGGCATAATCGCCCTTTCTCCCCCTCAGGGGGTTGTTGAAGATTCAAACGCTAGGGGGCCTGTACCCCCTTGAGCCTGAACCCTGGATCAGTCCCCTTGTGCCTCCAGGTAGGGGATCATTAAAAGCAACCAGATGGTGCGCTTCGTCCTCTGCAGGTTGTTCCATTCCGCCAGACTGCCCACATCCAGCGATGGATCATCTGGGTGATTAAACCCTGCCCCATCCTGGCGCACCCCATCAAGCTCCAGGGCGTGCTGCACCAGTTTCGCCGCTTCCTCCCACCCCTGTGACCAAGGCTGATGCCCGTGATACTGTGCCGCCACCCACTTCGCCAGGTTGCAAAGATACCCCGCCCCCTGCGAGGGCATCGCTTCGAGGAGGCGCTTCAACCCCTCACTCGTCTTCATCCCGTCCCACTCCAGGCCGGGTTCGTACTTATTAAGCCGCATCATACACCCCCCTCAACACGTTGCTGTTGCATCGCCAGCAAGCGTTGCGCCATCGCATCCAGTTCCTGCTGCGAAAGCGGCCCAACCTCCGGCAGCGGCCCCTTCGCCTCCACCCGCTCCACCTCCTCCCGTTGCCCCATCACCTTCACGAGCTGCTCTCGTGGCACCTTGGCGAGAACCCCAGCCTTCCTCGCCTGAATACTCTCCCCCCGACGCAGCCGGCGGATCGTCTCCGTACTAACCCCGAAAAGCTCCGCAAGCGTCTGCGTCCTGGCTTGCGCATAATCCCTTAAAATCACCACCATCTGCTCCAACGTAAGTCCGATTCCTGACATAAAACCTCCGCCGTTTCCGGCCTTAATGAGTGAAAATGGCCCCCCAGGTGGGGGATTACAACAACAACACGCGACAACCCACCCCGCCTATGGGGGATTCTATTTTCCCGGGGGTTTGCTGTCACCTTAGCAGGTATTCTCCCGGGCATTATAAGGTCTATCTCTTAAAAAAAAAATGTAACAAGATGTAACAAGAATAATACCCGGCTTTTAACATCTAATAATGGCCGGGTAAAACGTCTCAGCGAAAGGTTGAAAAACCCGGGAAACCAAAACCCGCCCATCCCGTGTTGGGTTGTGGCGTGTTGTCGTCGCACTATACCGAGCAAAAACCACCACGTCAAGCAAGCGATTCTGCCCAAAAGCCCTTCCCAGAAACCCCCAAAGAAGCCTCGCAAAAGGCCTTCGCAAAAGGTCACCACCGAAAAGCCCAAAGCCCTTCACGTGATGACCTTTAACCAAGCCCTTTAGCCCATCAGCTCATCCATCAGATCATCGCCGTCATCGAGGCCACTGGAATTGCGTTTCGCAATATCAGCCATGCGTGCAAGCACTTGTTCTTGCGTTGCCAGCTTGTTGACATAAGCCTTCACACCGACGCCGCGTTTTTCACAGGCCGCCTCGATACGGGTTAGCATCTCGGCGTAAGTCACCCCCTGGATCTCCGCCACGGCCTCAATGACAGGATTGATCCCCTTCACCTTTCCACCTGAACCACCAGCTGGGCGCGTTGGTGACCATTCCCCTGTGCCGGTGTTATACCAATCCACCAAGGCCTGCATCCGTGCCAGTTTATCCTGGGGCGTTGCTGGTTGCCCGTTCTCGGGGTTTCGTGATATCGCCGCCCGATCACTCACCCGCTGCACCAGGCCATGCAACATCGCCCGATCTTTCACCGCCACGCTCAAGGCGTTTAAATCCAGACGCGTCTCCCCAGCACCATGCACCTTGAACACCAGCACGGCCCCTTCTTGCCCAACAGTCACCACGGCGTTTGCGCGCTTCTTACCACCAGTTGCATTTACGTCTGTCATACAATTCCTTCCGCCCTCATCGGGCATAGTTTCCCAGGTCCGGCCCCATGCCTCCCTGGTGTGTGCATCGGCACAATGAAGGGGATTGTCCCACCCCTTCCTTCTACCGACAACCCCCCATTCCAGGGGGCCCTCATCTCACCCCATCCACAGGGGCGCTGTCGCCACACCCACCCAGACAACCACCAGGAGAGCCAGCATCACCCAATCCCCCAGGCGCCGTGCTTCCCTCACCCCCCTGCGTTGGTGCCTGGCTGGAGCCATGCCGCCTCGTTGCCCGCCTTGCCCTTGTGTGAGCCACTCATGCGCCACCCAGGCCGATCGGGTATCACCCCCGCATCTATTCTGTGCCATATCCACCTTTCCTGCCCCTTGGGGCCGTTTGTGTTTCAACACCGCTATTTCACCTCCACCAGCCCGGGATGTCAATCGGGTCAGCGGAAAATAGTTGTAATAAATTGTAACACCCGACCGATTTAAACGCCCCCTATCAACCCGGGGCCATCCACCATACCAATACACCACCCCACCACCCATGGGCCACCAACCCCCCATCCCGGCCCACCATGACCCATCCACCCACCAACCCACCACCCATCACACCAACCACCCACCCATCCAGGCCACCAATGCCCTGGGAGGCCCTTGCCCCAACCACTACCAGGGAGCCCGGGATGCCAAGGGTGCCTACCCCAGGGGGTGGGGGTGGGGGGGTGCTGCGAAGGGGTGGGGAGGGGGAAACTTACTTACTTTGAAAAGGGTCATTCCCCTCCCCCACATTTTGCAGCAACTTTTCTATATATGCCGGGCATTACTTTTTGATAATCGCCGGCAAGTACCCCCGGGTCCGCCCAAGCCCTTCCACCCTCCCCCCTTCCGGGTTACACTACGCCCGTGAGGGCGAAAGCCCGGGATGGATTTAACTAGCCCTGGAGAGGGGATGATATGACAGCACTGGTAGCGGGGCCTCAAGGCGAGGTTCCTGGGTATTTGCAGCCACGGGACACGACGCCACTCGGGCCGAAGAGGCTTAGGTATAGTCATGACGCCATGATTGATCTGATTGTGGCGCAGCCGGACATCTCGCAGAATGATCTCGCGGGGATCTTTGGGTATACGCCTTCCTGGGTGAGCGTGATTATGGCAAGTGATGCGTTTCGGGAGCGGCTGAGTGCACGGCGGGCGGAGATTGTTGACACGGAACTGCGGGTTTCGGTTAATGAGAGGTTTCGGGCGATCGTGCTCAAGTCGCAGGAGGTGCTGTTGGAGAAACTTTCTGCTCCGGCGGCGTCGATTTCAGATGCTACGCTGCTAAAGGCGCTGGAAGTGGGTGGGAAGGCTATTAACGCGGGCGGGCTGGGGCATCAACAGCAAGTGGCTCCGGCGCAACAACCACCAGTGGATCGTTTAAATGGTTTGGCTGACAGACTTGTCGGCCTTTTGCGCAAGACGCGCGAGGAGAATCCTGATGAAATCGTCGACGTATCAGCAAAAGAAGTCCCCAGCGCCTAGGCAGGCGGAGGGGCGCAAGTTCCACGACCGGGATTTGAAGGCGGTCAATCCGCTGAAAGAGCAGTTTGAGCCTACAGAGGCGCAAGCTGTCCGTCAACACAAACGTATGGCAGGTGAAGCATGACTACACAATCTACATATAAAGACGCGATGATGAAGGTCGTCAACCCGGATGGCACGGAAGTGCTAGACGACGCGAGCCGGGCGGCTGTGTCGCGGTCTGTCGGCATGCTGGTGGACCTGTCGAAAGCAGCGATTATTGGCGACAGCTATACAAACCGCATGTGGCGTCAGCAGTCGGTTACTTCGGTTGTTGGCGATGGCACAACAGCCACAGTAAGCCTGACTGGACACGCTTTGCCAACAGGTTCAAAGGTCCGCGTCACCGCAGGCACCGGCGCAACGGGTTTGCGAACTCTTGAGTCGAAAATCACGGTTGTTGACGCAAACACGCTTACTTATCCTTCGACCGTGGTAGGTACGCTTACGAGCTCCAACCTGTATGGTATGGCCCAACCAGCAGACTATGGTTGGGCTGCATGGTTCCGTGCAATCACGGGGATCACGTGGGCCAGCAACTTCGGCGTCGGTGGGGCCACGTCCTCCGATCTGTCTGCTTACATCCCATTGCTTCAAGCTGCGGCACCGTCAATCGTATTTGCCCAATACGGGATTAACGATGCAAACGGCCTGGCAGCAGCATCGACCGACGCTGAGGTTAATGCGATGGTTGCCCAGGTCGTTTCTGTTGACGATGCCTTGGTGGCGGCCTGCGCTGCGGTTGGCGCTGTGCTGGTCTTGTCAACGATCCCGCCCGAAGCAGCGGCCTACGCGAATTTCGGCACGCCACGCACGCAGGCCTTGCTGCGTATCAACCAATCCCGCCGTGCGCGTCGTTCATTCACCGTTCGCATCGCTGATGAGTGGGCGTCTCAAGTCAACGGGGCTAGCACAACTGGGGCTGTGTCTGCGTCGTGGATTGCTTCGGACAACTTGCACCCGAACACAGCGGGGATGCTGCGCTTGGCGAATCTGAAGTACGCAGCGTGCTCTGATCTGCTGCCGCCTGACCCGCGCCCCCGCGTGTCTAGCTACACAGAGACCAGCACATTTGACCCTAACTGCAAACAGGTTCTGCCTAATCCAACATTAACTGGGGCAGGGCCGACAGCCGATTTGTGGACAACTGCGGGAGCTAACTGGACACCGAGTCTGGTTGCGAGAGCTGATGGCAAAGGCAACAATCAGCGACTGGTCGCGGCATCAGCGACGGTCAATGGCACGCTGACATCAAACACATTTCACACAAAGCTGGCGGCTGGCAATCGAATCAAAATCGGCTGCGAAATCACGGTTTCTGGCATCACCTCAATGCTTGGATTCCGGGTCGAGTTGAGCCTGACTCAGAACGGCACAACGGCCAGTCTATACGCGATCCGTGGGGCCCTGACAGCGGCTGAAGGTGGATCAATCCCGGCTGCGGCCAGTGGTGTGACGTACTACTTTGAGTCAGAGGAATTGGAGTTGGCGTACTCCCCAACCAATGCGCAGTTCATTGTCACTGGCAATTTCAACACGTCCAGCTCTGTGACGATTGACGTGGGCACACCCCGAGTTGACATCCTGAACTAACCCATGCGACGCAAATACCTCCGCTTTGAGCAGTTGGAGGTGTTTCGGCCCTCGGCTTGGGATAACTAGGGACCGTTGATGGCCAAGTGTAAGGTACAACCAACAGACGTACCTTGTGAGGGCGAGTGGGTTCGTCCCCCTCGTCCCTTTGACTTCTCCCGCGTAAACCCTAGGCCCTCCCGAGGGGATATCAAAGCAGCTTGCCTCTACTGGCTACAGGAGTGCCGCCTGCTCGGGCTGGAAACTCCCGATAGGGAGCCGCTACGCCGTAGGCAGGTGTGGACTTGGTGAGGGGCGTTAGTGTTCTTCCCGGCCATAACTGTTTAATAACCCCCGGCAATTTCCTCAAAAGACCTTGCCAGTTGACTCCCCTAACCCGTCCGCATAGAATACCCCCATGACGGTTAAGCTATCTGCAGACCTGCTTGAGGCGTTCGCCGGGATGTATCTATCCCCGATGTACGACAATCCTCAGCCCGTAGCACCTTTCCACAGAGAGTGCTGGGAGAGCTACTGCGACATGGAGATTGAACTTGCAGCACGAGCTGCCCCCCGATCCCATGCAAAGTCGACAGCACTCACCCACGCCTTTGCGATGGCCGTGGCTTGCTTCCGCGTACAAGATTACATCGTTGTAGTATCCGCAACGGAGGCTCTGGCAATGGACCACCTCGGTGACATTGCTGCACAGTTCCGGGAAAACGATGACTTGCGCGAGGACTTCCAAGTCGCCTCCTTGCCAGTGGACGCTCGCGGGGAAGTGGAGGTTCTGTTCAAGGATGGCCACCGTTGTCGTTTCATCGCCAAGGGTTCGGGGCAGAAGATGCGGGGTCTGAAGTGGCGTGGTAAACGTCCTGGCCTGATCCTTGGCGATGACCTGGAAGAAGACGAACAGGTTGAGAACCGCGATCGGCGCCAGAAGTTCCTCAAGTGGATCTATCGTGCGCTGATCCCCTGCAAGCGTAAGGGCGGGGTTGTCCGCATCCAGGGTACAATCCTGCATGAGGATGCCTTCCTGGCCCGGGTCATGAAGGACTCTCGCTGGAACACGAAGCTCTACAAGGCCCATGCGGCCTTTGACGACTTCACCGATATCTTGTGGCCCGAACAGTTTTCTGAAGAACGCCTACAAGGCATTCGCCAGATGTTCATCAACCAAGGGGACGCTGCGGGTTACTCCCAAGAGTACCTCAACGACCCCTTCGACAACGCCGAAGCCTACCTGCACAGGGACTGGTTCCGGCCCATGAACGAAGATGATTACGAATCAAGCAAGTTAGTCTGTGCTGCAGCCGACTTCGCCATTTCCAAGGCGGACAAGGCCAACCGTACATCGCTGACTGTAGGGGGTAAAGATGTTGGAAACCTTCTGCATATCATTGATCAGCGGGTTGGTCGTTGGGACAGTTATGAGATCATTGAGAATCTATTTGCTGTACACCGCGCACATCGTCCAGATGTATTCTTTGTTGAAAAAGGTCACATCTGGCAAACGCTCTACCCGATCGTCAAGAAGGAAATGGCGGAGCGCGATATCTGGATCAACTTCGTGGAGTTCACGGCGAGCAAGGACAAGGCTACGCGAGGACGCTCATTGCAGAAGCGTATGCGCGCCCACGGTGTTCGTTTTGACAAAAGGGCCGAGTGGTATCCGCCATATGAGGCGGAGTTGCTGCGGTTCACCGGTCACTCGGATGCGGCAGCAGACGACCAATTCGACTCGACCGCCCTGCTTTCGATCGGGTTCGATCAACTAGCGGAGGTCATCGAAGAGGACTTCTGGGATGATGAAGAGATCGAAATGGTGAAACACAATCCACGTGACCGCTTAGGGCGGAACGCAATTACAGGCTATTAACATGCTCAACCTGAAGACAAAGCTCACCCTTACAGAAGCCGTTACCAAGTCCCCAAACTTGTGTGAGCGCTTTGATGAAGAGGATCTGTGCACCATCGGTGAGCACGTGTCGGCTGGTTACGAGGCTGATGAGCAGTCCCGTATGCGCTGGTCCACCCGCATGGAAGCAGCGATGGATCTGGCGATGCAGGTGGTGAAGGAGAAGTCCTTCCCGTGGCCAGGCTCTTCGAATGTAAAGTTCCCCTTGGTCACCATCGGCGCAATGCAGTTCCATTCCCGCGCTTACCCCGCCATCGTGCATGGCCCCGATATCGTCAAGTATCGCGTCACCGGACCCGATCCTGATGGGCAAGCCTACTTGCGCGCTACCCGCATTGGGGAGCACATGAGCAACCAGCTGCTGGAAGTAGACCAGGGCTGGGAAGAGGGTATGGATCGCCTCTTGATTAACCTCCCCATCGTGGGGTGTGCTTTCAAGAAGTCTTACTACTCCGTGGCCAAAGGACATAACGTCTCCGAGCTGGTGCTTGCGCGGGATTTCTGCCTGGACTACTATGCCAAGTCTGTCGAGGACTGTGCTCGCAAAACCCACCTGATCCCTTACTACCGCAACCAGATCTATGAGTTCTGCGTAAGCGGTGTGTGGGAAGATATCCTGGAAGAGTCCTGGTACCAAGCCGCCTCGACGTATCAGCCTCGTATGCAAGAGGCTCGGCAAGACACGCGCACAGGGAGTAACGCCCCGCAAACAGACTACGACACCCCATTCCTCTTCGGCGAGCAACATTGCTGGCTGGACCTGGACCAGGACGGCTATGCCGAACCCTACATCGTCACGTTCTGCGTGCAGTCTAAGTACGTTGTGCGGATCGTAGCTCGCTGGGATCGTATGGAAGACATTCAGCGGAATAAGGCCGGACGCATCCTGCGTATCGTTCCCACTGAATACTTCACCAAGTACGGTTTCATCCCCTCCCCTGACAACAGCGTATACGACATTGGTTTTGGTCTTCTCCTCGGTCCCTTGAACGCCTCCGTAGACTCATTGATTAACCAGCTTATTGACGCTGGTACAATGGCCACAACAGCTGGTGGGTTCCTGGGCCGGGGAGTTAAGATCCGTGGGGGTAAGCTCACATTCTCCCCCTTGGAGTGGAACAAAGTCGACAGCACAGGCGATGACCTGCGGAAGGACATTGTTCCTTTGCCGGTGCGCGAACCCTCCCCTGTGTTGTTCCAGCTGCTCGGCCTGCTGGTGGATTACGCTCAGCGCATCCCGGGCACTACTGATATCATGGTCGGTCAGAACATTGGCCAGAACACACCCGCTGCGACAGCACGCTCACTCGTCGAGCAGGGCTCGAAGATCTACACGGCACTGTTCAAGCGCGTATGGCGCTGCATGAAGATGGAGTGCAAGAAGCTCTACATCCTCAACGGGAAGTATCTCCCTGAGCGTGTAAGCTTCGGCGACGCGCAGACAGTCTATCGCGAAGACTACCTGGACAACCCGGACAACATGGTTCCTTCCGCCGACCCAACAGTCGTATCGGAAGAAGCTCGTCTCAACCGCATCATGCTGGTGAAGGGTGCGGCCGCCTCTACCCCCGGTTACAACCTGGAAGCCGTGGAACGCGAATGGCTGCGGGCTCTGGGTGTCGAGGGCATCGGTATGATCTACCCTGGGCCGGATCAAGTCCCCCCACTCCCTGACGCGAAATCCCAGGTCGAGGCACAGAAGCTCGAACTGGCTAAGGCAGAGTTGCAGCTCAAACAAATGCAGCTGCAAACAGAGACCCAGCTGGCCATTGCCGAACTCATGGAACAGCGCCGGGTTAATTCGGCCAAGATCGTTGAACTCGAAGCACGCGCCCAGTCTGAATTGGCAGGTGTTGCCCTTGCGGAAGCAGGCCATCGTATTGCTGCATTCAGTGCGACCCTCGGGTTGCTCAAGCATCATGACGATTCCCTCCTCCGCCTCATTGATGTACTCAACAAAGGAATGAAAGATGGTACAGCAGCAACCTCAGTCCCAGCCCTCCCGGGCGGACCAACTCCCCTCCCAGGAGCAATGGGAGGCATGGAGCAACCAGCCCTTGACGCAGGACTTCCTGCGCTGGGTGGAGAAGCGGAAGCAGGAATTGATGGTGCAATGGTCTAACGGCCAGTACCTTGGTGACGGACACACGGAGACGATCATTCGTAACGCCGGTGCAGTGGGCGAGTGCCAGATGGCATCTCGTATTTTAAACCTAGACTACGAAACCTTCGTAGGAGATATGACAAATGAGTGAAGCGATTGAAAACACCTCTGGCCTGGAACCCCTGGGCCGCGCAGTATTGGTGAAACCGTACGAACCCGAAAAGAAAGAGGGTTTGATTGTGATCCCCGATCAGGTCCAAGAGCGCACCCACATGCTGGAACAACGTGCAGTTGTTGTGGCTATCGGTCCAGCTGCTTGGGAAGACGAAAGCACCCCACGGGCGAAGGTTGGCGACAAAGTCATGGTGGCTAAGTTCGCTGGCGCAATGGCCATTGGTCCGTTGGATGACCAGAAATATCGCTTCGTCAATGATCGTGACATCTTTGCCAAGGTAACCGGAGAGAAAGCATGAACGTCGAAGAACAGGCAAAACAGTTGGGCTGGGTCCCACAAGAGCAGTTCCGTGGTCCCGCTGATGCGTGGGTGGATGCTGAAACATTTGTGCGTAAAGGCGAAGAAATCCTGCCTTTGGTACGCGCAAACAATAAGAAGCTCCACACGGAATTGGCACAGACCCAACAACAGGTACGCGAACTGAAACAGTTGGTGGAAGCTGGTACGGACTCCCTCAAGGCGTTCGAAGAGTTCCATCGCGATTCCTTGACCCGTGCATTGGAACAACAACGCATCGAACTGACGAAGGACCTCAAGTCCGCTCGCGAAGACGGTGATGTTGAACGTGAACTGCAAGTGCAAGATCAGCTGGAAGAAGTTCGTGCTGCCCAGAAGGAAGCCAAGATCAAGCCGGTGGTCACTCCCCCTACCAAGTCTGTGGAACCCACTCCTGAGGTGGACCCAGAGTTCGTGGAATGGCACAAGGAAAACTCTTGGTTTGGTGTCGATAAGAAAAAGACAGCCTTCGCCAACGGGCTCGCACAGTCCATGCGTGCCGATCCTGCCAACAACGACTTGACTGGCCTGGCCTTCTTCAACGAAGTGGCCAAACAGGTTGACAAAGCCTTCCCTTCCGAATCTGATGAACGTCAGTTCGACAAGGTTGGCGGTGCTGCCGACACTACCCCTCGTGGTGGCCGTGGTCGCAAAACCTTCGATGCCCTCCCCGCAGACGCCCGCGCGGCATGTGACCGCTTCGGTGAACGTCTGGTCGGCGAAGGCCGTGCTTACAAAACTCTCGCCGATTGGCGCAATCAATATGCGAAGGACTACTTCGCAGGAGAACAGCAATGAACCCAAACAAGGAAAACATCGGCAACGCCCCCAAGGCGCGTGTCACTGAGGCAAGTCGCATTCCAATGTCGGCACCGAATCAGAAACTGTCGGTCCCCGAAATCCCCGGTTTTCACCTCCACTGGCATTTGGGTAAGAACGTGGCACGAGCAA